TGGTGCTCGAAGGAGCATCAACACACACACCTCCTTCATTATCAACAAAAGTCACTGTTTGCTCCACTACGGTGGAACTTCCAATGGCTTCGTTGGTAATGACACTCTCTGCGTCTTCCATTGTCGCAGATTGAAGTGTAAACATTTGAGAATAGTTACTGAAATGTTCAAATGGGTAACTCTTTCCCATAAGACAAGTGGTGGTTCTTCCGGTGACCACCGCAACACTTTCTTTTTCTTCATTAATATTTTTCTGTGACCTATTGTTGAACAGGAGGGGCCGGCCAAGACCCAACCTGCATGGGGGATACATCTTTAGATGCTCTCCAAAATCTCTCAACGAGATTATCCCACCCTGGGAGAGTTGACTCCATCACATAACTCTTATATGGTTCTTCTTCAAGAACTTTCTTAAAGAATTTGTGATGGTGTTCGAACACTTCTCTTCCATAAAAGAAATATTCGGAATTTGCGCTCGATATGACAGCAACCATTTGCTTGTACATATCAATCGACTTTGAAGGCACCCACGTAGTGAGTGACTTATGAATTGACTCTTCCTCCAATGGACAGAGCCATGCTTTAACTTCACTATCAAAACGCCATCTGCGCTTCAAGAATGAAGTATCAGCAATATTGATGTAGGGCACTGACTTAGACAATTTATCTGCCATAGTATACTCTACACCAATGGTGGCCAAAACAGATTGTACTGCTGTGTGATTAAACCATGGTGTTGAACTCGACACTCCCATGATGTTATCATCACCATAAGTGAATAAATGCACATTCTTCTTAAAATCACTACAATAACGTGCAGGATTCAACATCGTATAACAGTATCTCATATAGAGACCATTCACCAACGAATTGATGATAACTGTAAGTGGATGTCCAGAAGGATTAGTTCCAAAGAACTCAATCAAATCAGCATTAACACTGACCACAGGAAAGGCGACATCTTCGCCAATACACAAAATTTGACGAACTTCATCTGGTTCAAAACCAGCTGCTTCATAAACATGGGCAATGATTTGGAAAGCTGCAAGAATAAAATCTGCAATCATTCGCTTATCAAATTTCCCATAATCACCGGCAATGATGCGATCAGCACCAAAAGCCGTCAAATAATCATGAATATCTCCCCATTCAGAAGATTGACACACTGTGCCAGGTCCAGCCTCAAACACGAATTTATTCTTCTGTAAAACTCTTACAAAAGATAAAAGTCGTGAACGCACAACTAAACTCCAATCCACAGGCGCACCCGTGAATAGACGAGTCTTCTTGTTCTCTATTTTGACAAAAGAAGTAGCCTCATCCTTGAGATGTCCTGTATAAACAGGAAAAGCTCTCTTTCCTTCAGAATAAAGACGTTCAATCTCTTCAACTCTTTCCCATATCTCGGGAGTGAAATTAACACCCTCGGGATAAAATTCATCAGTATCAGGAATCAAAAATTTCTTTTTTGTGCACGACCATGGAAAACCCATAGAAGTATTGGTGTTCAACCGATCAACAAACTTCACACCAGGTAAACCATTCACACTGGCACGATGAGAGAGAAATACAAGTTCACTCTCCCAACCCTCAGGTAAACCTACAAGGATGTCCTTAGTGTATTGTTTAACACAATGTTGCAAAACCAAACGATCATGTGTAACATTAGGCTTAATCATCTCGACAATGTTCTTTCTCCATGGTTCCCAACCAGACATAACTGGTTGACCATACTTAACAGTATAATCAAAATGATCACACATGACATCAACCAACGGTGTTTGGCACACCTTGCTTTTGGGCTTAGGTCGAAACCCTGCAAATGAACCATAAACATTAGCCACACCAGTTTCCAAGTATCGTGTAACACTCTTATGATGAGGCACACTTAACATTTTGGAATAAGTTCCACATTCTAAACGTGGAGCTCCACCTCCTTGAACTTCAACAGAAAGACCTGTTAAACGTTTCTGATTAGTGATAAGTTCCTCCAAAATTTCTTTCGAAACATAAAGGAAACCACACTGATTACCATAACCCAAGGTGTGTATACCCAACAAAACTGGGCCACGTGGAGTATCAGCAATAGCTAAACCTCCACAATCACCTGCTCGAGTGTCACGTGGTCCTCGACCACAATACACTCTTGGACTAATATCCAAAGCTTCAATAGGAAACTTTTCACATGTAGAAACATTGAATACATCCTGTGTTTCACATTCACCATGTGCCAATCGACGAACCACAAATGCTTTGGTAACTTGAATAAAATCCAAGTTCCAAAATTTTGTAATATCCTTAAAAGGTGGAATTGAACGTATCTCTAAAAGACACAAATCGTTCTCAACCATACGCACGATGTCACGTGCCATAACACGCACTTTCATATTGTTGGTCAAACCCTGTGAAACAGTTGATTGTATGATTGTAACTTCATAGTCACTACTATCATCTGGAAAGGCATGGTTATTCACCAAACAAAAATGACCTCGAACAAACACTGCACCAATACCTAAGCACTTACCAGTGTTCATGTTCTTAATCTCAAGACGCACACAATTGCGACCAAAAAGATCACGTGCACGCGCGGCGTCTAAACCTACCAGACTTTGTGATGCCACTGGAACATCAAATTTAGTAAGCTCCAAAGTAGGATTATACCATACATTCTGACTCTCTTCTTGAGCCAGATTTGACTCGTCTGTTCCATGCATATTGCCTTGAACTTCCTGTTGTTGCTTCTCTTCTTCTTCTTCATCATTCTTTTTAAAAACACTGAAGTAAAGAGTAGTTGCACCAACGATCAATCCTAAACAAACAAGGAAAGCACGCCACTTGTGATTGTCACCACGCAAATCATTCATACGTCCCAAAAGACGCATCTGAATATCCTGTGGATAATATCGCCACACATGTTGTACTAAAAATTTGCGAAACAACTTAAAACGTGCAATATACATATGAAAACTCAACACATACTGCATGGTTAAAAACCACATACACACAGTCACACTAAAATTGCTGCAAATACTCAGGAAATAATTTCCCCAAGAAGCATCAATATCAGCTTGAACTGCACACTCACACTGTTGAGAAACTAACATACATAAAGGACAAACTTGCAATTGGGACATACCACCGTCACAATTCATACTTTTTGTTTGTATATTCTCATGTTGGCGACTTGCTTCACCATAAAATTTCAAAAATTCTGCTGAACTCTCAAAAATCTTCACAGTTTCCAATGTTGCCAAGTCTCGCTCGCCATCAAAATATGGCATTACCTTTTGCACAGTTATTCTCCAAAAATCTGGAAAACTACCATCAATAGGTGGTAAAGCAGAAGGATTAATAAACCGTCCATTTTCATGGATGTATTCCTTCTTTGGTTCAACGTGGACTACAAAAGGTAATCTACGTCGAACTGCCAAGGGACACCAAAAATACTCATGAGCATTCAAATCAGCTGCATTGGTGGTCGCAACCACCAATTTAGCTAAAACAGGTGTTTTACCCTTGTCCTCAAGAGCAGCTTGAGGTGGCACATAAGGCACATTATTGATCACATTGAGCATCTCCATCAACGTTGGATCTGCATCACTAGCTTTCTTTGGCAAAAGAAAGCTATATCGTCCATCTGAATACACCACTTACTGGAGTCAAAATTGCTCCAATACTCATCAGCGGGATTACGGACGTAACGATAATGATCATCACATTCTAAACCATGCAATCTACCATAATAATAGTAAAGCATCTTGGTGAATGTTGATTTGGCCACACTGGAAGTTCCGTGGACCAAAACACCAAAAGGTTGCGTACGTTCCTTTTGGGAAGCACGACGCGTAATTTCGGTATTTTTAAGTAACCGAATCGTGGCTAATTTACGCTGTAAAAGCATACTATCACCACCACTACGCACTTTGGTGTATTTAACATAAGCTTCACCTCTTTCGTACAGATCATTAATATCTGAAACGTAAGTGAAATATGTCGTACCATGTGGTTTCAGATTTGCTGAAAAGGGGGCCAAAGCCACCACTCTATCAACCTCTGATATCCATTCACTGTACTCATCACTTGAATGCAAAAAACGTGACACATCACCTGTCAGTCGATAGTCATTAATGCGTTCACAAATGAATAAAGTGGTATCAAGGATAGAAATCCACATTTGTGTGCGTGAGGTTTTGCATTCCATAGCTCTCAATTCCATACGGGTATAATCTCTTTCATTCAAAGTAATACCAAATTTGGTCAAAAAACCTTGAACTAAAAGAAAACTGTATAAATTAGAAATCTTTTGGAAAGTTTCACAATTAGCTGTCGTACTGACAACATCAAAACCTCCTCGCAACATGTTTAGGAAATCAGAAAATTGGTCTCCTTGAACTTGTTGCTTCATACCCAGGATTTTCATAATGATATCCTGAGTAGCCATTCGTGTCGTAAATAATCGATATCCCAAAAGGGTCAAGCGGTAAAAATCTTCACCACTGTCACATTTGCGATACCAATACGACAACTGCAAAATATGGTCCAACTGGTTACTTAACCAATTGATACATTCAGCAGTATCAGAACTTGCACCCAAAGTTCTCAAATGTTTTTTAACAAAGTGTAAAAACACTTTGTTGGTGCCATCATCATCAAAATTCAATGACTGGAGTTCCCAGTTAAATTTTGATTTCATAAGTGATTCCTCAGTAATCACATTATAGGAGGTGACAACTCCAAATTTAATGTAGTTGTCAACGTTCAACACAGGATCTTTCAAATCAGTATTTCTACCTTTATGATAAGTCTGTGTTGTGATGCTCTCAGGAGTGAATTCAACATCGCTACCAAAATAATTTTTGGCAACGATAGTTAAAACATTCTCACGAGCGCATCTCTTATGGTACATATTCATGCCCACAGCTTCATACCCGAGTTCGCGAACTGCGCCTCGGTTCTTCTTCTTAAGTGCTAAAAGAGATTTGCACTCTTCTTGAAGGGTCATTTTGACGGTCTTATTGC